GGGGTCGAACTAGGAGTATTGGCTATGTCCAACACCATTACCGCCATCATGCCGAAAATCCTTGCGCGCGGCCTTCTGGCCCTTCGCGAGCGCGTTGTCATGCCGCGCCTCGTCAACGGCGATTACTCCGCCGAGGCGGCGCAGAAAGGCGCGACCATCGACGTCCCGTACAGCCAGTCCAAGACGGCCAAGGACGTCACGCCGAGCAACACGGATCCGGCCGCGGACAATTCCGAGCCGAAGTTCGTGCAGATCACGCTCGACCACTGGAAGCACTCCGACTTCCATCTGACCGACAAGGAAATGGCCCAGATCGACGCCAACGAGCACTTCATCCCGCTCGAAATGCAGGAATCGATCAACGCGCTGGCCACCTTCGTCAACGCCACCATCCTCGCCGAGTACAAGGGCGTCTACGGCTACGCCGGTACCGCCGGCACCACGCCGTTCGGCGGCTCCGGTGACGCGGCTGGCGTCAAGGGTGCGACCCTGGCTCGGAAAGTTCTGAACGAGCAGAAAGCGCCGCTTGCCTCCCGGTTCGGCGTTCTCGACTTCACGGCGGAAGCTGAAGCCCTTGGCCTGTCTGCCTTCTCCGACGCCGAGAAGATCGGTTCCAACGGGGTCAAGATCGAGGGTGAAATCGGTCGGAAGTACGGCATCCAGTGGACGGCCGACGACCAGGTCCCGACGCACGTCGCCGGTACCATCACGACCGGCCTCGTGGCCAAGGCCGCGACTGCCCAGGCAGTCGGCCTCAAGGCGATCGTCTGCACCACCGCGGCTTCCACCGGCGCCTGTGCGCTGAAGGAAGGCGACATCGTCACTTTTGCCGGCGACAGCCAGACCTACGTGCTGACTGCCGACGCGACGCAGGCCTCCGCGGCGACCGATGTCACGTTGAACATCGAGCCGGGCCTGAAGATCGCGCTTGCCGGCGGTGAGGACGTCTCCGTCAAGGGCGATCACGTCGTCAACATCGTGGCACACCGGGACGCCTTCGCTTTCGCGCAGCGCCCGTTGCTCACGGAATCCGACGGACTCGGCTCCCGGATCATGACCATGACCGATCCGATGACCGGCATCTCGCTCCGGCTGGAAGTCACCCGTCAGTACAAGCAGACTGTGTGGGATCTCGACATCCTGTTCGGCGCAAAACTGGTTCGTCGCGAGTTGGCCACCCGCCTCGCCGGGTAGGTCTATCCGTCCTCGCGACGTTGCATGGGGAGGCGGCGTCAAAACCGCCTCCCTTTTCTCTTCCAACTGCAACATAAGGGAACAGGATTATGCGTCTCCCCACCTATCGACTTCGTCATCGGAAGACGAAGGAAATCCGTGTCGTCAATCAGACCGACTATCAGGCCAACCTGTCGAAGTTCTCCGATTACGAACGGATCGGCGAAACACGCGGCGAAGGCAACGAGATGATCGAAGTTTCGGGCGTCTCGACCGAACCGCCGGCCGGCGGCGAAGTGTTGGCGAACCTTGCGACCTTCGTGACGAAGGCCAAACAGGACAACGACCTCGACGACGACGGTTGGGCTGCGCTCACCCAGGGCGAACGCGACGCCCTTATCCTGAAGGCCATGCAGCCCCAGACGACCGATGGCGCCCCGTCGCCGACGCCCACCACCGAAGAGCAACCGGCGCCCTCGTCGACCGAAACCGGAAACGCCGGTGAAGGCGATGACGGAAAGGCCGATGCTGACACGACCGACATCCGCGCCAAGATCGACGCGGAATGCGAGGACAAACGCGCGATCGAGGCCCGCATCCTTGAGGACTTCAAGGAAGACACCGACCTTCGCGTCTACAACACGCGCGACAAGCTGCTTGATCGCTACGTCGAACTGCACACCGCGGCGGCCGCCAAGGCGGCTGAAGCCGGTCAGCAGACCGCGTAAACGGCCGACTTACGCTCGCATCGGCGATGAGAGCCCTGCCGCCAATTGAGAACGCTAGGAACCTCGGCTGGGGGGTTTATTCAATGGCACTTCTTCACTGGTTGGTGGCACGGCTCTCTTCGCTCTTCTGGCGGACGGAGACCGCGCCGGCCCATATCGTCAGCGGAATGGCCTTGTGCGGATGGTCCTTCATCCTCAGCACGAACAAGGTCTTCGACGCGAGCAACCTCTATGACTACCTCAGCGACATCGCCGCGGAACCATTCTGGGCGTTCCTCACACTTATTCTCGGCGTCGTGCAGGTCGTCGAACCGTTCCTACCCAGGCAATCAACCACCCACTGGGCCCGTATAGCGTTTTGGGTGTTCCCGGCGGCCTTCTGGCTCTACATCACAGCCATCGCCGTCCTGGCCGTCCCGACAACGACGATCGCCGCCTCTTCGGCTGTTTTCGCCGTCGCTTGCATTTGGGGCTTCGTGCGCGAGGTTGATATCAAGTGCCGGTAGATCAACTAACCCCCGAAAACACGACATTCGGCGGTTTGGTCGTCCTGGTTCTCTACTACCTTTGGCGGCGCATAAAGTCCGATACCTACGCTGATCGAACGGCAGATCGCGAAGGCTCCTTTCGAGACGACGTCATCGCCATGAACAAGACGCTCAACGAGCGCTGCGACCAGTTCGCCCATGAGCGCAATGTCGCCCTGGCGAAAGTCGCCGAATTGAACACGAAGATCGCCATCATGCAGCGTGATCTGGATCGCGCCCGGGCCGGCTGCAACAACCCGGCCACATGCGGCTTCGCCGAATAGGAGACACCGCCCATGTTCGCTGTCGAAGACGGTACCGGCGTTGCTGGTGCCAATTCATACGTGTCGCTTGCCGACGCGGACACATACTTCGCTGACCGGTCGAACTCGACGTGGGCAGCTCTTGACAACACCGTGAAACAGAAAGGCCTCCTGGACGCCACCGAGTACGTTGGGAGCCTCTACCGCGGTTCTTGGCTCGGCAGCCTCTATTCGACTGAGCAAGGCTTGGATTGGCCGCGTGTCGGCGCCTACGACCCGGAAGGTCGACCGCTTGATGGCGTACCGAAGGATCTACAAGCCGCGATCTGCCGCTTGGCGCTCGAATCAGCGACGAATGGCGATCTGGTCACGTCCCAGGACCGTGGCGGCCAGGTCAAACGGGAGAAGATCGGCCCGATCGAAACGGAATACGCCGATGGCGCACCGGCTGGTCGGACCTTCCCGTATCTCGACGATCTCCTGAGCAGCCTCGTCACCGGCAACCGCCGCGGCATGGTCGTGACGCTTCAGCGGCGATGAACAAAGCTCAAATCGCGGCGAAGGTCGAAGCAGCCTTCAACAAGCTGGGCGATCTTGCCTACAACGCGACGCTGACCAAGAAGACGCAGGGAACCTATAATCCCGGCGTCCTGGCGGCTTCGCAGACCGAAACGACATCGACCGGAAAACTCCTGTTCGACGAGGCCAGGATCAAACAGGCGGACTATCTCGCCGGCGCCAACATCAAACCGAGCGACGAAGTAGCTTTTCTGCAAGGCGTGTCTTTCGCGCCGGAGAAAGGTCACACGATCGACATCACTGGCATCGGCACCAAGGACATCATCTGGGCGAACGATTTGATGCGCTTGGGGGCGCTTTTCGTGGTCGTCCTGCGATGACTGGCCGGTTCGAAACCAGACTGAGGATATTCGCCGACAAGGCAATGGCGAACGTCGATCTCGTTTTTCGGAAGGCGACGTTCGAAATCTATTCCCGCGTCATCATGCGGACACCGGTCGATACCGGTCGGGCGCGCGGCAACTGGCAGACAGCCGCCGACGCCTACCCGACGGGCGTCACGCTCACGGACGACAAAGGAAGCGTCAACCAATCGGGCCGCGGCAACAGCGTCGCAAAAAGCGCAATGGAGTCGACCGTCCTGTCTGGCCCGTATCAGCGGAAATTCGTTCTGCTCAACAACGTCCCGTACATCGGCGTTCTCGAGTACGGGCGCGAAAGTGGTGCCCCCGGCAGCATGCAGGCGCCGGCCGGCATGGTCCGCGTCACGATCGCGGAATTTCAGGCCCTCGTCGAGAAAGCGGGCGGCGAAGTGATCCGGAACAACTAACCCTGCCCTGAAGGAGACCTCTCATGGGTGACATCGTCTTCAACATCGCGAAAGGCCGTGTGAACGAGCTTTTCAACCGGGTGAAAACCAACGACCCGGCCAACAGCGCCATCGTCATGGTCATTCTCAAAACGACCGCGACCGACGCGACTCTGAAGGACTTCGATACCCTGGCCGCCATTCTGGCCGGTACCAGCGTCGAGGCCGACTTCACGAACTATGCGCGCCAGGTCCTCACGGACGCCGATCTCGCCGCACTGTCGCCCGATGACGGGGCCGATAGCATGGCTTCGGCGATCCCGCAGATCACCATCTCGTCCGCCGGCGGCGCGAGCAACAACACCCTGAACAAGGTTCTGTTCTGCTACGATCCGGACACGACCGGCGGCACGGATTCTGACCTGATCCCCCTCACCGCTCACGATGACGGCCGGACGACGGATGGGAACGATCTCATCTGGAACGCCGGCAACATCTTCAACGCAACCGATCCGGTTTAACGGGAGAAACAGATATGTCCCCACTCGTCACCGCCCGCGTAAACCGCCTTGCATCCGCGCTGCTGCAGGAACGGGAAGGAATTACCAACGCGGCAAACAAACTTGTTTCGGACATGACGACCCGCCGGAACAACCTCGCGGCCCATCGCGCCACGGTCCAGGCCGATTTGGAATTCGACGCAGCGACAAAGACGGCACTTGAAGCCGACATCGACGCTATCGAAGCCGGCCTTTCCGCCAAGATCGACGAGGTCTATGCGACGCTGACCGGATCGTAACATGGCCATTCTGGATGACCTTGGTTTGACGCCGGAGATAGCGGTTTCCATCACCCGCTATCTTGTGGCCAGTTACACCGGACCAACCGTCCGGCTGGAAGACGCTGGCGCGAACCAAGCCGACTTCTACCCCGATGGTCTAGGCGGCATTGCACAAGGGTCTTCTCTTGGCGATGCCCCTTCGGTTTGGGGGACCGCACCGTTCTCTATCGTCACGCTCTATGAACAGTCCAATGGCCGTGACTTCGATGTCGCCGTAAACGCTGGCGTCCTCGTGGATGATGTTCATCCCGCAGGGCTTTGGGGGGCTACCGGTCTTCAAATGGAAACCGGGACCGCTATCGACATGATCGCGAACGAAAGCGACAGTCGCGTCATTTCAGGCGTCGTTATGAACAACGGCGATATTACGCCCCCCGGCGGTTCGGTAATATTCTTCGGGCAATCCGTAGCAAGTTTGGCTGGTTTGCATTTTGATTATTTTGACGAACTTGACGGTACGCCCGCTAATAAAATTCGGGGCAAAGTTGTTGGCGATAGTGGTGCACCAATTGCCGTAGGCGCTGATCTTGTCGCGGAAGGCAACACCGTCGTTTTTCAAGCGTTGAAGCCTCATGCCGGGACTAGCAGCGACGTTAATGCTTGGACTGTAGACGACATCGAGTTGTACACCGAAGATGCTCTAGACGCTCAAGTTCTCGTCGCTGATGGCGCTAGATGGGATTTTCGTGTCTTCGATTGGACGATCCGAACGCAAATTGCGGACGCCGACGAAGACTTCGTATTCTTTGAAGGCGTCGTTCTTCGCAGTAGTTCTGATATTTCCGACGCTACCCGTTCCGCCTTGGCGCAAGACCAGATGGCGTACTATGAAACGCGAGATTATGTGCCAGGTAGCGGAGGGACAAATCTTACAACAAGCCAAGAACGATCCACCGCCATTGCCCTGTCCCTCGCGACCGCGAAAACCATCGGTGCCGCTGCCGAGGTAGATGTATCAATAGCTCTATCGAAAGGGCTTGCTACAGACCTTGGCATAGCGACGGAAACAGCCGTTGCGCTGCCTTTGACGACAAAGACGGCCAGGACGCTCCTTACTGCGCTCGAAGCCGATGCGGCTGGCGATCTGGCGCTTGCGGTCGCCAAGGCATTGGGTGGCGCCGCGGAAACGGATCAGGCGGCCGCCCTAGACACGAGCGAAGCTCTGACCTTGCAGCCTGCGACGGAGGTAAACCGGGCCCTGACGCTGCTGGCCGGTCTGTTCCTGGGCACGGCAACCGACAACGAGACGGCCATCCCGTTGTCGACCGCGACTATCCGAACGCTTGGATTGGTGAGCGAAGCGGAAAACGCTCTGCCGATCACGCTTGCAGCTGCCAAGACCCTCGGGATCGCTGGCGACGAGGAAGCCGCGCTCGTTCTGAGCAGACCTACGATCAAAACACTGCTTGCGGCTGCGGCAGTGGACTTCGCGGTCATGCTCAGTCGTGGAACGGCCTTGAACCTGTCAACCGCGGTGGAAGAGGACGCAGCGGCGTCAATGTCCCTCGCATCGGCCCTGACGATCGTCACGGCGGCGGAAAGCAGCGACGCCATCCTGCTTTCGCGACCGACATTGAAGAGCCTTGGTCTGGCTTCCGAGCAAAACCTCGCCATTCCACTCTCGTCGACCGAACATCTCGGGCCCTACACGAAGATCCAAAGGGCGATTGATCTGCGTCTTGCCCAATACCAGGACGAGAACGTGGCTTGGGAGAACTTCTCCTACGAGCCCAAGACTGGTACGCCTTACCTGAAGCCGTTTCTTCTACCGGCAGAACCGAACGTCTTGACCGTCGGCGTAAAGCCCTTCCTGCAGAACACCGGCATCTATCAAATCTCGGTCGTTCACCCGATCGGTGAAGGGAAAGCGGCGGCCGTGAAGCAGGCGGACGAACTCGTCACTCACTTCAAGCGCGGTACGGTTCTGAGCCTTGGCAGCCTCACTGTTCGCATCGACCGTTGCTGGCATGGCTCACCGCAGAAGAGCGAGGCTTGGTACGTCGTCCCGGTATCCTTCATCTGGCGCGCGGAGACGCAGGAGAGCGCTTTTCCGATCTCCTACAACCTGGGGGCCAGCGAGACCGTCGGCGGGAACTACGAGACCATCCAGCGCGCCTTGGACAGCGTTCTGTTCCAGTATCAGAGCGAAAACGTGGCCTGGGAGAATGTCCAGTACGAGCCGACGACCGGCACGCCCTATCTGGAACCCTATTTCAATCCGAACGAGCCCACACAGGCCGAGAGGAACGCCGGCGCGGCCAACCGCATTACCGGCACCTACGAGATCATGGTCTATGGGCCTCATGGCCCCGGCAAGAAAGCGGTCATCGAGAAGGCCGACGCCATCATCAACAAGTTTCGCGCCGGATCGACCATAAAGCTCGACGGCCGCGCGATACGCATCGAACGGGCATGGCAAGCCACTGCCGTGCCGATGGAAGCCTGGATCCAGGTTCCCGTCACCATCTTCTGGCGGGTCGACACACCCAACCAGTAGGCGTCCCCAGCGGCGCACACGCACCGCCCGACGGCGGCCCTTTCACATATGGAGGACAATCCAATGTTCGCTTCCGGTTCTGAACATGCCGTCAGCTACGTGGCGGAATCGACCTATGCGACCACGCCCGGCTCGCCGACCATGAAGGCGCTCCGCACGCGCGATGGCGTCAATCTCAACATGACGAAACAGACGCTCACGTCGCAGGAAACCCGCGATGACCGGCAAATCGTCACCGAACGGCACGGCAACCAGCAATCCGCCGGCGATCTGCCGTTTGAACTGTCCTACAGCAGCCAGGACGATTTCATCGAAGCGGCGCTGATGGGCACTTGGGCGGCTTCGGTCGACCTGACCGCGACCGATATCAGCGCGGCCAATTCGGACAACTCGTTCAACACCGTCGGCGCGGTCGATTTCTCGGCTTTCGAGACGGGCGACGAGATCACGGTTTCGGGCTTCACCGATCCGGACAACAACGGCACCTTCGTCATCGCCACGAAGACCAGCACGAAGATCACCGTCACCGGCGGGACGCTGGCGGATGAGGCGGCGGGCGATAGTGTCCAGATCGTTTCTTCCCGGCAGAAAGTCACCGCCGGCAAGGTGAACCGCAGTTTCACGATCGAGCGCCGTTTCACCGATATCACCCAGTTCTTCCGCTATGTCGGCCAGCGTGTGAACACCTTCAATCTCAACATCGCCCCGAATGCCATGGTCACGGGCACCTTCGGCATGGTCGGGTCCGGCCTGACCCCGTCTGGCACCTCGCTCGGCACGCCGACGGCCGCCCCGACGACGGAAGTCCTGGACAGCTTCACCGGCGTGCTGAAGGAAAACGACACCGAGATCGCCATTGTCACCGGTCTCGACCTCAGCCTCGACAACGGCGTGAACCCGCTGTTCGTCGTCGGGTCCAAACAGGTCGCGGAGACCGACCGCGGCCGCAGCAACCTGACAGGATCGCTGACCGCCTACTTCCCCGACGCGACGCTGCTCAACAAATTCGTCAACGAGACGGAAAGCTCGCTCTACATCACCCTGCCGGACGCCGCCGGGAACGAGATCCGCATCAATCTGCCGCGGATCAAATACAACGGCGCCGACATCCCGCAGAGCGGTGAAGGCGCGCTCGTGCAGACCCTTCCAATCCGTGCCCTTCGGGACGCGACGGAGGGGACGAACATCGTCTGGGAGCGGAAGCCGACCACTTCCTAATCCAATCCCATTAACTCACTGCAACAAGGAGAATTGTGAATGTCTGAGAACGAAAAAAAGAGCGGGGCCGGCTTCGATCTGGCCTCGCTCGACACCATCGCCGCATCCAATGAAGGCGAATGGATGAACGTCATGCATCCGAAGACGGATGAACCGATCGGGGCCAGGATCAAACTGGCCGGGCCGGACAGCGATATCGTCAAGAAGGCCCAGAACAAGATCACCAACCGCCGTCTCAAAGGGCGGGGCCGGAACAAGCTCGACGCGGAGTCGATCAACGAAGAGCAGGTCGAAATGCTTGCTTCCTGCACGCTCGGCTGGGAGGGGATCGTCGTCAACGGGGAAGAGGTGAAGTTCTCCAAGGATAACGCGGTCAACCTCTACCTCAAGTATCCCTGGATCATGGAACAGGTGAACATTTTCATCGGTGATCGGGCAAATTTTATCAAGAGCTCCTGACGGAGCTTGTCGAGTACGCTGAAGAGCAGTTTCGACTGGACGCCCCAGTTTCAAAGGGATCGAAAACCACCCTCCGACAGACCCTCGAGCAAGTCTACGAGCAGACCGGTAAAATGCCGGAGCGACTTGCGGAAGTCGAGGACCTGTCGGCGGCGCTGATCCACATCTGGACCTGGTTTCACGAACTGTCAGCCACGCGGGGGAACAACGGCTTCGGCCCATCCCCCATCACCTTCACCGAAATCCAAGCGTGGTCGCAACTGACCGGCCGGACACTCGATGTCTGGACGGTAGAAGCGATCAAGGCCGTCGACGCGCGATACCTCTTGGTCGTCAGCGAAAGGGAGTGATGCAATGGTAATGGATATCGCTTCGCTGGGCATCGAGGTCGAATCTCGCGACGTCGACACGGCCAACAAACGGCTGGACAAAATGGCGAACGCCGGCGGCGAGGCGGAACGCTCAACTGGTCGGCTTAAGAAAGCCACAGACCGGTTGAACGATGCGCTTCGCGTGGCCGGCGGCCGCCTTCAGGCGATGGGCCGTCAGTTCTTTTCGATCAAGGGCCTCATTGCGAGCCTTGGCGTCGGGATCCTCGCGAAATCCTTCCTGGACGCCGCGCGAGAAACCGAGAACTACAGCGTGCGCCTCCAAACGCTCTTGGGCAGCATCGAACTCGGCAACGAGCTATTCGCCCAGCTGAGCGACTTGGCCGGGCGTGTGCCGTTCGAGTACCGGAACATCATGGACGCCGGCACGACGCTATCCACGGTCATCCGCTCGAACGTCGAGGACATCACGCTCTGGACGGAAATCACCGCGGACCTGGCCGCCGCGTTCGGCTTCACGATCGAGGACGCCGCACAACAGATGGTGCGCGCCCTTTCCGCCGGCGCTTCGGCCGCCGACACCTTCCGGGAACGCGGCGTGAACGCCTTCCTGGGCTTTCAGGCCGGTGTTTCCGTCAGCGCCGAGGAAACCCGTCGCCGCATCCTGGAACAGTGGGAAAAGGTCGATAGCGGCTTCCGCGGCGCGACTCTTCGGCTGGCCAAAACCTGGGACGGCACAGTGTCTATGCTCAGTGACAAGTGGTTCCAATTTCGCTACTCGGTCGCCAACAACGGCCCGTTCGAATTCCTGAAGGCCAGCCTGCAAGTTCTCGACGAGGCTATCGGCCTCAGCTTCGACGAGATCCAGGAACACGGTAAACGCGCCAGCGATGTCGTCATGGATTATGCGGAACGAATTCTACTTGGCACAGCAGGTTTCATCGATTTTGTGCGGCCAATTATCAACTTCTTCGGCGATGCAATAGGAGGATTTATCGACTTCTACGATGGTCTGCCGCAGTGGGCGAAAGAGATCGGTTTGATTGGGGGAATCTTACTTGGCCCGAAGTTCGCTATAATGGCTGCTGTCGCAATTGGTCTGATGGAAAATGCTTGGGAGAAAGTCCGTGACCTAGCAAATGAAACCGAAAACGTCGCTCCGTGGTTCCGCGACTTCATGAACGACCCGATGGGAACCATGGGAATAGAAACAAGCCAAATGCCGTCAGGCTCATTGCTTGGATCGTCAAGTGATACGAGATCCTTGCAGAAGGACGTGGAGGGAGTTCTTGATCGCATTCGGGCGAAGATCGCCGAAAACAGAGCGGAGGCCGAGGCTGCAGCCGCGACTGCTTCCGCCGGCATTCCTCAGTCTGGAACAGGATCGCCAGCCGACACTCGCATCGACGAACTGAGCCGGGAGCGCGACGAACTGAACCGGTTGGTAGCAGCCCGGAAGATCAGCCAGCAGGCCTATGAAGCGGAAAAGCGCGCGATCGACGCTGAAAACGAGGCGCGCGACGAAGGGATTCAAAGCTCATCCCTCGAATTCAAGCTCATCAACTGGCTGACGAAGGGCAACCTCGAACTCGAACAAACCATCCGCGACCTCGAGCAAGCGGAGAAGGACCACAAGCAGGCCGTCGAAGATATCAACAGCACGATGGCCTCGTTGTTCCCGACCTATGACAATCTGAAGATCGAAGCGGACGAGTGGCGCCGGCAAGCGCTTGAGAACCTGGACGAGACCGCGGCCGGATATGCTGATTTCGCGGCGGACGTCGAGACGATATATGCCGAAATGCTCCGCAAGGCCCGTGACGAGGATCTGGACAACAGCAAGCGGTGGCAGGACGGCGTAACCCGGGCGCTGCGCGACTATGTCAACGATGCGACCGACGCCGCCACGCAATGGGAGAACGTCACTACCAACGCATTGGGCGGCATGGAGGACGCTTTCGTCCAATGGCGCAAGACGGGCGAATTCAACGCCAAAGCCATGGTCGACTCCATTCTCGATGATCTCACGCGCCTGTCTTTCAGGAAATTCATCACCGGCCCTCTTTTCGACGCGTTCGGCCTTCAGTTCCACACCGGTGGCATCATCGGATCAGGAGGATCGCCGCGCGGCATCCATCCCGGCGCATTTGCCGGCGCGCAACGGTACCACTCTGGCGGAATGGCCGGCCTCGGGCCGAATGAGGTGCCCATCATCGCGGAGCGCAATGAAGAGGTCTTGACCCGACAGGATCCACGTCACCGGTTCAACGGCGGGATGATGGGCGGCTACACCTTCGTCTTCCAGAACCAAATCACGATCCAGGGCGGCGCTGGCGGCGGTAAAGACGACGACCGGCAGGCAATAGCCGAAGAACTCGGCGCGCACCTCGAGAACGCGATGGACGCACGTATGGCCGAATGGACCCGACGCCAGCTTCGGCCTGGCGGCATGCTGAACCCTCAAGGCAATCCTATGGCGGGGCACTACTGATATGGTCGAGACCTTCACCCCTCCCCGCGCGCCGGATCAGTCGTCGTCGAAGGACACCATGTCCAAGACGCTCGAGGTAGAATTCGGCGACGGCTACAGCCAAGGCGCTCCGGACGGGCTGAACCCGGTTCGAGACAAGTGGAATCTGACGTGGTCGGTACTGACGGATAGCGAGGCCACAGCCATCGAAACCTTCTTCAAGGCCCGCGGTGGTCATGAACCGTTCCTTTGGACTGCACCCGACAACAACACCGCTCAACAATGGAAGATTCCGCAAGGTCAATACACGAAGGTTGATACCGGCGGCGCGATGTACCGGATCACGGTAGTCTTCAAGGAGGACTTCTCGCTGTGACCAACGCCAAGATCGCGGCAGAAAATCAGAAGCTATCCGGCGACACACAAATCCACCTTTACAAACTCGATGCCACGGCTATCGGCGGTGACGTCTACTGCTTCACGTCGGCAGCATATTCGGACAGCGCAATCGTGTTCGACGGACAGGCTTACACTCCGGTCGACATCAAGGTGGAGGGCTTTGAGTGGAACGGCCAAGGATCATTGCCTACGCCCCGAGTCCACCTCGAGAAAATCACGCTATCAATGCGCGCCATACTTCGGTCGACGAGCAACCTACAAGGCGCGATTTTCACCAGAACACGCACCTATGCGAAGTTCCTTGATGACGGGTCCGATCCCGATCCGGACGCCATCCAATCATACGACGTCTATATCGTCGAACGTCTCATTGGAGCGTCGAAGCGTGAAGTGGAGCTCGAACTGGCGGCGAGCATCGACCAACAGGGTCGCCGCATCGGCAAACAGATGCTTCGTGACTACTGCCCGCTGATCTACCGGGTTTTCGACCCTGTCACGGAAACGTTCGACTACACCAAGGCCACCTGTCCCTACGACGGCAACGATTTCTTCAAGGCCGACGGAACCCAAACGGACAACCCGGCAGAAGACGTTCCTTCGAAGACCTTCAACAACTGCTGTCGGAAGCGTTTCGGCAGCGCTCCAAAGCCATTCGGCGGGTATCCCGGTTTGGCGAAAGTGAGAGCTTGATGTTTCCAGAAGCGACAATCTCGGCCGCCGTGCAACATGCGGTCGAGGAATACCCGAACGAATCCTGCGGTTTCGTGATCGACGGGCAGTATCATCGTTTCGCAAACGTATCGAAAAAGCCGGAATCCGCCTTTGAGATCGACCCTGTCGATTGGGTGACTGCGGAACTGACCGGCACCATCGAGGCCGTGATCCACTCCCACCCCGACGGGCCGGCCTGCCCTACCGCAGCAGACATGAAGAGCCAGGTTTCGACGGGCGTCCCTTGGGGCATCATCGTCAGCAGCTCGGAAGGGGCGAAGGACGTCTTCTGGTTCGGTGATCAAGTACCGATCGACATGGGATCAACCGGTACGCCACCGCTTGTCGGTCGGGGATTCCGGCACGCCGTCACGGATTGTTACGACTGCATCCGCGACTGGTATCGCCTCAACACGTCGCTCGTTCTGCCAAATTTCGCGCGGGATTGGGAATGGTGGCTGCCGGCAGTAGAATATCAGGGCGAGATCATCGACCGCGTCGCCTACAACGAGACCATGAGATGGTCACATGACGGCCGGGAATTCACCTATGAAGGCCGAGTAGACGAACCGGTCGAAGTCGGCAAGTTCACCCTGCTGCCGCCCCACAAGCTCTATGCCGAGAACTTCGAAGAACTGGGGTTCTATCGCATTTCCCAATCAGAGGTTCGTGAGGGCGATGCCTTTCTCGTCGCGATCGGCTCGAGGGGAAACCTGAACCATGGTGGCGTCTACGTAGGCAACGGACTCGCTCTCCACCACCTGACATCCAGAAAGGCCGTGGATCCTACCCGGCTTTCAAAGCGCGATCCGGTCGCGCGTTGGCAACGCAAAATCGACATCTGGTTGAGGAACGACGATGCGTGACATCTACCTTCATGGGAAGCTCGGTCAGGAGTTCGGCGAACACTATCGCTTGGACGTTCAAACACCGGCCCAAGCGCTGCGCCTCCTGAACGCCAATTTCCCTGGCTTTCAGCAATCCATTCGCCTCGGCACGTTCCGGATCGTTCGGGGCGACTTGGAAAACGGGTTCGATCACTCACACGAAAACCTGAACATGCGGCTCGGTGCGAAAGACCTGCACATCGTCCCCGTCGCCGCGGGCGGTAAGGGCAAGGGCAAGGCGATCGCCGGCATTCTCATCGTTGTCGCTGCTTTCGCCTTGGCGCCGGCGACCGGCGGCACGTCCTTCGGCACCCTGGCCAGCGCCGG